TTACAGTTCCGGCGTTTGGAAATAAATTTTAATAAATTTATTCCAACGCCGAAATTAGGTAATTATTTAGGATTGCAAGAGTTTTATGATAAGTATCTGCCAGGTAATAGTACTGTAAATTTAAATAATGATAATTTTATTGTGCATACTAGTGATTTAAGTGTGGGTATAGAAAATTGTTCCTTAGATATTTCTAAGTCCAACATAGTCGTTCCAAACATACCAAGGGTCATACCTAAGCTTAGAACGGCTATGGAGTTCAAAAGAAAACCGGGGCTCACTGAAAATGTACTTGCGATGATCAAGAGAAATTTCAATGCCCCGGAACTGATGTCGGTTGCGGATAATGAAGCAGTGGCCATCAAGGTGGTGGATAAGCTTTTCTCAACGGTGCTCACTGGATCCTTTGATGGGTCCGTGACGCCCTCGCTCATTGATTTTGAAGAATGGTATATGAGGCAAGAAGCGTCCACCCTAGGACAAATCAGAAATACCACGCACATGTCCGCCTTGGATACGTACAAACATATCATCAAGGAGACGCCCAAGGCCAAGCTCGACCTGAGTATTCAGAGCGAGTATCCAGCCCTGCAAACGATAATTTATCATGAGAAGGACGTCAATGCACTATTCGGACCAATATTTGCATTCCTTACGGAGCGCCTATTGGAAACAATAGATCAGAACCGCTTCATGATATATACAAGGAAAACGGTGGAGGATATTGAAAACTTTTTCCTGGGTATAAGCACTTCAAGTAATTTGGAAGTGCTTGAGCTGGACATCTCCAAGTATGATAAATCTCAGAACGACTTTCACCAAGTCTAGGACCTTGGATGATGTCCAGGCCCGTGCTTGGCGTCGTCGCCTTAGTCTGCGTCTTTTCACGCAAGTGCGCTTTCTCGTAAGGCGGCTTCTTTACGACCGCTCACAAGAACCACACTGGCGTGGAGCTTCGCGTATTACGCACCCAAGGAGCCAGCCACGGAGGCCTTTATCCTCAAGCGCC